CCGATGCGCCCTGGTAGCGTCCCTCTTTGATGTAGGTCGCCGCCGGCTCCAGCCACCGGGTCAGCGCCCAGAGTTCGTCGCGGCCGTCCGCTCCGGTGCGGATCTCCATGTCGCGCGTCCACCCCTGCGCCGGCGCGCCGTCGGAGGCAAGTGCCCCGGCCGGCATCGCGCTAGCGTGCTCGAAATCCCACGGGATCACGTCGGCGACACCAACCCCGTCGGCCCCAGCCTTGAAGCTCGGGTACGCGTGCAGGTTGCGGATCGCCTGCTCAAAGGTGACCCGAGTAAAGCGGAACGGCAAGTCGCCGCCCTTGTAGCCCAGGTAGTCACCGGCGCGGGCCACCTGTACCCATACTACCCGCTCGTCCCCGGTTGCCTCGGTGGCCAGTTTGACCACCTGTCCGCGCGCCACGCGCGCTTGCGCCTTGCTCGCCTTGTACTTGGGCAACTGGTCCTCCTCGATCCCGGCCTTCTTCAAATACCGGATGGCGTTGTCGTATGCCGCCTGCCGCACGGCGTCGGGCACCGCGAGCGGCGCGCGCGACCCGTTGATCGCTCCGATCGCCTGGCTGATCTGCGCCTGCACCGCCTTCAACGTGCCGTCGAACATTCGCGCGATCGGCAGCTTGTAGCCGGCTTTGACTTCGGCGTTGTCGGGATCGTGAATCAGGTGCGCCTTGCGGTAGCGCGCCCAGTCGTCCTCGCCGAGTACTGCGTTCATCAGGGCCGGCGCCCCCTCCCCGTTGGGATCCCAGGTGTCATCCGTGACGGGGAGGTTGGCGAACGGTGTGGCTTCCCAGGACATCGGATTAGGCGCTCCAGGTTGCCGAGTCGCTCTGGCAGTCGACCACCACGCAGCCGGCCGCCGCCGAGGCGAACCCGCCCCGGGTCGTGCTGGCCGAGAAGTAGTTGGTCTCGTCGGCCGCGTTGCTCAACGCGCCCTCGTACAGCCCCGTGGCGTCCGTGGTCACGATGGCCGAGGCCGCGCCGCTGCCGACCACCAGCGTTCCCGTGGAGGCTGCGCCGAACTGGCAGGTGCCCGCCGCGTCCAGGTCGCCCGCGAGGTCGGTGTCGGAGATGTCCAGCCGCAGTTGCACCGCGCGCCCGATGGCGTTGCCGGCCAGGTCGTTGACCTGCACCGAGATGGTGCCGGCCGTCGATCCGCCCGTTCCGCCGGTCGCGGTGATGACCACCTGCACCAGCCGGTGGTTGATGATGTCGCCGCCGCCGTCCATGTCGATGTCCCCGGTGCCCAGGAACTCGAACGTGGTGTTGTCGGTGACGTTGCCGAAGGCCAGGGCCACGGTGTTGGCCGCGCCGATGGCGATCGACCCGTCGGTCCCCGCGCCACCGCCGCCGTCCGCGCCACCCGCGCCGGCGTTGATGGTGACGTCTCCACCGTCGCCGCCGGCCGCGCCCGCGGATCCGGCACCACCCGCACCACCGGTCACCGTGGCGTCGGCACCGTCGCCGCCCGCCACCGCCGTGTGCGCCGCGCCACCCGCACCACCGGCCAACCCGGCCGCCGCTCCGTTGGCCGCCGCGTCGGTACCGTCGGATGCACCGCCGTCACCGCCTTCCAGCAGCAACGCGCCGCCGGCCGCCGCCGCCGAACCGGCTCCCGCCGCCGCACCCGCGCCACCGATGATGGTGACCGTCGCGCCCGCCGTGGTCGATCCGGCCGCGTCCGCCGCCGGCTGGATGAGCTGGTTGCCCAGCCCGTTGACCGTGAGGATCGGGATCGTGACCGTGCCGGTCCCCAGGAACGTGGTCCCCGGGTTGTCGGTTGCGTTGCCGATCTGGATCGCCCCGGTGTCCGCGGCGCCGATCAGCACGTTGCCGTCGGCACCCGCGCCCGCGCCACCCGTGACCCCGCCGGCCCCGGCGTTGATCGTCACATCGCCGCCCGCGCCGCCGAGTGCGCCAGCCGATCCGGCCCCGCCAGCGCCACCCGTGACCGCCGTGTCGCCACCGTCGCCACCCACGATGGCCGTGTTCGCCACGCCGCCAACGCCGCCGACCAGGCTGGCCGCGCCACCGTTTCCGGCCGCATCCGTGCCGTCAGAGGCGCCACCCGCGCCAGCCGAGACGGCGGTCGCCCCGCCGTTGGCCCCGGCAACCGCACCGGCCGCCGCCGATCCGGCACCCGCCGTGGCGGTGATCGCCGATCCGACGGTTCCACCGCCGGCCACCTGTGCCGCCGGCGTCAGGGTGATGATGCCGCCCACGCCGCTGACGGTCAGGGCGGGCATGGTGACCAGGCCCGTGCCGAGGAAGGTTGTCGCCGGGTTGTCCGTGGCGTTCGCGATCTGGATGGCCGCCGTGTTGGCCGAACCGATCTGGACCGTTCCGTCGGTACCGGCACCGCCGCCGCCGTCCGCACCGCCGGCTCCCGCGTTCAGCAGCGCGTTCCCACCGTCGCCACCTGCGGCGCCGGCCGAACCCGCACCACCGGCACCACCGGCGAGGGTGGCCGCCGCGCCGTTCGCGCCAGCGATCGCACCGCTGGCCGCACCACCCGCGCCTGCCGTCAGGCTCGCCGCACCGCCGTTGGCGGCGGCGTCCGTTCCGTCGCTCGCTCCACCGACGCCCGCCGCCATGGTGAGCGCGCCACCGGCCGCACCGGCCGTGCCACCGCTGGCCGCCGCACCGGCGCCCGCCGTGATCGGGATCTGCGTGCCGGCGGTCCCGGAACCCGCGGTCTGCGCCGCCGGGGTCAGGTCGCCCTGTACCACGTCCCACCCGGTGCCGTTCCACGTCAGGCGCTCGCCCGGCAGGAACGACTGGCCGGTGTTGGTCTTGGTCGCGTCGTTGTCGGTGACGGCCGCCGTGGCCATGTAGGTATCACCGGTGCCCACCGCTGCTGAAGTCGGGAAGTCGCTGTTTACCGCGACCCCCCCTTTGTAATCCATCGGCCCGGTCAACCCGATCTGCGCAGCCGTCACGCTGTGCGGATTGCTGACGTTGACCATGTGGGCAACCATCTGGCGGATTCGGTGATAAAAGGCCATCGCGTACCCCTTTCGTCAGGATACGACCGGGCGCCGATCGGGCGCCGAGTCGATGTTGTGCCAACGGATTTTGTTGACGTGTTGCATCGCCTCTATATTGGCGCGGGTGACAAGATCGCGGAATGGCCAACCTATGTGGCTATTCGATTGCGCCATGTACCAAGCCGGATATAATGGGGGGCAGGCGAACACACCACTGAGGATAAAAATGGCCTTCGAGAAACGACCGGTGAGGGACGAGATGATCCGATTCATGGTAACCCCCGAGGAGAGGGAGATCATCCAAGAGGCGGCTGAACAGAACGGGATCACCGTGTCGGAATATATCCGGGCGACCCTTCAGCGTGCGATGGCGCACACCGCAAAATCAGAACGCCAGTCGAAAACCTCACGCTAGATCAGCGAGGGAATGCCCGCCACGAATCCCGGGTCAGGTAATCCGGTGATGCTGGCCCCGGGAACCACCCGCGACAGGTACGTGGCCGGGCGACTGATCACTCGGCATCGGCAGTTGAACCCGCACGGGGGATAGATGGTCTGCCAGATGGGATCGTTGGCCAGTATCATCTTGCCGTTGGCACCGAGGTGCGTCGGGCGCGTCCGCTTGTCGGCCACCGCCCGATACTCCCATACCGGAAACGCACGGAGCACCGCCGGCTGCGTGGCGTTGGCCACCCGCCCGCCGTTGTACGTGTTGAGCACGTTGGTGCGGAACACCGTCTCCACGTGCCCAGCCCCCAGCGTGCGCCCGTCGGCTGACGGGATCATGCCCGCCGATTTGAGGCGATCGGACATGAACTGCTGGAACGATCGGAGGTCAGCGCCGGCACCCACCTGCTTTGCGAGCTCGTCGTGGATCACGTCCAGCATCTGCTGGGCCTGCACCCCGGCCACGGTGAACGCCCGCCGCTTCAAGTCGGCTGTGAGCCGGTCGAACTGCGCGCGCGGCATCACGTCCTTTGCGCGGAACCACCGCATGGCCTCGGCGAACGGCATCAGCGAGAAGTCGCGCAGCCGGATCGGCGTGGTGCCCCGTTCGCGCGCGGCTGTGGCGAACTCCTCGTCCGCCTCCTCGGTGACGTCGGCGTTGGCGTCCAGCCAGCCGATCTCCATGGCGTGATCCAGAATGCCCAGCGCGCACGACTGCCTGGTGCGGCGCTCCAGCGGACGGGAGTAGGCGTTGAGGTCCAGATCCTCGGCCGCCCGGTTCACCGCGTTGTAGATGTCCAGCGGGCGGTCCAGGCCCTCCACCGCATCGGCGAAGGTCTCGGCCCAGCCCTTGGTCGCGCGCCACAGTTCGCGCTCGCCCCGGCGCATGATCTGTTCGGGCGATCCGAACGCGGTGCGAGGCTGCTCGTGATCGGGGCCGCAGCACACGGCGTGTGCATCGCGGTAGGCCCGGATTCGTTCGTCGGCCGCCGTGCACCGTTGGCTGGCGATGGCCATCAGGGAGGCCGCAATCTCCTCGGACTCCACCTCGGGGGGCGGTGTAATCGCGGGCTCCTCCACGGTGGGAGCCTGTGCTGCCGCAGGCTTCGGTTGCGCACCCTCGGCCGGCGCCTTCAACATGGCCTCGAACTGGTAGATGGTCAGGTTGCCGTTTGGATCGTCGGTGCCGTCCGGCAGCTTCAGCGGACCCAGCCCCTGGCCGGCGCGGGCCTCGTTGACCGTCACATACTTCGAGGCGTCGGAGATGGACACCACCACTCCGCTGGGCTCCTCGATCTCCTCCTTGCCCGTGCCGGTTCCTGCCACCGACGGGATCGGTTGCTGTTCCCCGGAAGCGGGAGAGGTACCGTGCGGGAATACCTCCACCGGACGAGGCGGCGGCGGTTGCACGCCCAGCGGCGGGGTCGGCGGCTGGTCAATCTTGATCACCGCCTCATCCGGTTCGGGTTGCCGGAACCCGCTTACCTCGTAGGCCTCCGCGCGAGCGATAGCCAGCCCGGCGTCCTCGGCGAGCTTCAGCCGCTCGAGTTCCTTGGACCGGTCGGCGGGCTTGTCGTACCGCAACACGAATCGCGGGGCGTAGCCCAACTCGGCTGCGGTGTAGTTTACCTCGATGATCGCGTCGGTTACCTGGTCCTCGATCATCTCGGACAACGCGCGGGCGTCCCGCTGCAGGATCCCGTACTGCTCGTCCTGCATCACCAGCGACTGCTTGCTGTTCATCCCAGCGTTGACCGGATCCGTGGTGCCGGTCTGCCCGAGCACCAGCTTGCTGATCTGGCGGTCCGCCTCGGCGATGACGTCGCTGTGCACCTGGCCGGCATTCTGCCCCGGTTGCGTCAGCGCGAGATGCGTGCCGCGCGGCATGCGCACCGACTGCGAGCCGCCCAACGCATCCACCGCCTCGTCAGCAGCCAGTAGGTCGTCGATGCTGGCGGTGCTCTCCTCGTCCACCTCGACGACGCGGAACGGCTTGCCGAACAGTTCCATCAGGATCATGCGCTCGCGCTGTCCGAACCGCTTGAAGAACGACCAGATCATGCACCTGGGCCCCAGCCCGTCGCGCTCCTGGTAGTCGCAGAACAGGTGCGGCGTCCACTGCACATACTTCCGCCACAGCCGGTCGCGCGCCAAATCCTTCGCCGCCAGCGATTGCCCAACCTCGGGGAACCGCCCAGCCACCGTGTAGTCGTCGTCGGTGACCCGGAGCTCCCGGTAGGGGCCGTAGTGGATGCGCCGAGGGTGGATCCAATCCATCCGCCCCAGCAGCATGGTGACGGGCTTGATCTTCTCGCCCTCCACCTGGCGCACCGTGGGGATCCACTGCATCTCCATGACCGCGCGGTTATCAAACATACCCCACGCCATGCGCGCCAACGCCTCGCGGAAATTCGCCAGGTTGGCCAACTGCTCCCGGGCGATCAGCGCGTAGGAGAACGCCTTGGCCTTGTCGATCCCGTACCCTTCCGCCGGGTGCACCTCGTAGGGCAGCGATGCAGCTGCGCCGAACCGCTTCTGCAGCACGGCGGCGAGGTGCGGATCGGTGTCCACGGTTTCCCGGCAGATGTCGGTCAGGGTCCGCATCACCCCCATGTAGGATTGACGGAGCGCGAGCTCGATCACGTCCATGTTGACCGCGCGTCCGTACCGCTGTCGGGTGGCGAGTTGGGCGTTCTGCTGGGCGAGGCGCGGGTTGCGCAGGGTGGATACCGGCGGGACGGGGGGCACCCGCTCGGGCGGGTTGGCCTGGGCCACGACCAGCGCGGAATCACGGGGGGTGTAGCGCGGCATCGGCGATCTCCTGTCCGCTAATCCTTCAACGCCCCCATCA